TCAGCGGGCAGGTGGTCGATGAATGCAACCGTGATCCCCGGTGATGTGACCAGCCCCGAAGCACCGGAAGTCACCACGGAGCCGGCAGGTGGTGAAGAGCTGCTTGCTGGTAAGTTCAAGTCCGTGGAAGACCTTGTGTCCAGCTACAAGGCGCTTGAAGCCAAGCTGGGCGGTCAGGGCAAGGAAGCCCCGGCCAATGAGAACACCGAGCAGACTGAAGACGCAGAGACCGAAGACAAGCAGCAGCAGCAGCAGGATGACACGGCCGACCCCTACGGTCCCGTGGTCTCCGGTGCCCTGGAGCAGGCCGGTCTCTCTGCGGATGAAGTCAGCCAGCATTTCCTGACCGCTGGTTCCCTGACCGACGACCACTATGCGGCCCTTGAGCAGGCAGGGTTCACGCGCGATGTCGTGGACATCTACCTCGCTGGTGTGAAGGCGAAGACCGCGGAGGTCGAGGGGGTTGCCGAAGAGGACATCAAGGCGATCCAGCAGTCGGTCGGTGGTTCTGGTGAGTACAGCAAGATGATCCGCTGGGCTGCCCAGAACCTAACGCCTGAAGAGCAGGAGAGCTTCAACGCGGCTGTGTCCACCGGCAACAAGGATGTGGCTACGTGGGCCGTCCAGGGCCTCTATGCGCGTTTCGTCGGTAAGACCGGTGGCAGCCCCAAGTTCGTCCGTGGTCGCCCTGGTGACGATGGCCCGGTCGGCTTCCGATCCAAGGACGAACTGATCACCGCCATGCGTGATCCCCGTTACGGCAAGGACTCTGCCTACACCCAGGAGGTTGAGCAGCGTGTTGCCCGTTCCTCCATTTTCCAGCGTAAGGGATGATCCATGATCGACTTCATCATGAACAACCTGACCGAAATCCTTGCGGTCATCCTGTCCACCCAGGTGCTGGCTCAGTTCATCGTGAACCTGACCCCGACCCCGACCGATGACCAGCTCGTCGGTAAGGTCTACGCCTTCATCGAGAAGGTGGCCGGTATCTGGACCAACACCGCCAAGGAGTATCCCGGCGAGCGTGCTGAGATCGAGGCGGCTGAAGACGAAGGTGCCTGATGCTGAGCGCCATTGAGGCGCTTCTATCCATCCTCGATCACCTGTTGACCCTGTTCATATCTAACCAGGACAAACAACAGGGCCGGCAGGAGGCGGAAGAGGAATACCGCCTGAAGGCACTGGAAGCGCGGGAGAAGGCGAATGAGATCGACTCTCGGCCTGATCCTACTGACAAGCGCGGTGTCCTTGACCGCATGTAGCAGCAGGCCGCTCACCCTTTCAGACGTGGACCCCTGTTCTTGGGTCCGACCTATCGAATTCTCTGACGAGACCAAAGCGTGGCTTGAAACCCTCGACTGGCCCCAAAGCGTGTATGCTGATTTAAACCAGATCGGGGATCATAACGCTAAGGTTCGTGAAATCTGCCTAACTATACATTGAACACGGCCGGCCCCTCTGCACTATAGGTGTACGGGCCGGTTTTCCCTGTGAAAGAAGTGGAAACGCGCACCTCGTTAGGTGGCGACGAAGCAACCCCAAAGAACACCTTACATGCGACCCAAGCCCGCTGCGGCGGACAACTTGCGTGGAGGATGTGAGGAAGACACCGGGTAGCTAATTTCAACCCAACTTCTTCTTCACTAGGGAAATCTACTCTAATGGCTAATGCCATCATTTCGCGGCTGGGTGTCGTCAACGCGGCTGACCCGGCTGGCTCCGAGTATACTTGGGAAGAGCGCACCGCTCTCTTCAAGGACGTCTTCGCGGGCGAGGTTCTGACCGCCTTCGCTGAGAAGAACGTCTTCAAAGAACTCCACATGGAGCGCACCATTACCAGCGGTAAGTCGGCTTCGTTCCCGGCTACCTGGAAGCTGGACGCTCGCTACCACGTGCCCGGCACCCCGATCCTCGGCAGCAACAAGCTGGAGATCAACGAGCGCACCATCAAGATCGACGACGTCCTGATCGCGGATGCCTTCATCTACGATCTGGATGACGCGATGTCTCACTATGACGTGCGCCAGATTCACTCGACCGAGCTGGGTGCAGCCATGGCCCGCGAGTATGACAAGCGGGTGGCTCAGGTTCTCGTCAACGCGGCCCGTGCCTCCGGTAACACCACCAGCTCCTTCGGCGGCTCTCGGCTGACCAACGCCAACGCCAAGACCGATGGCGAGGTTCTGGCGGGCATGATCTTCAGCGCCGCTCAGGTGCTGGACGAGAAGGACGTGTCCGAGGATGGCCGCTTCGTAGTCGTCAAGCCGATGCAGTACTATCTCCTGGCTCAGACCACCAAGGTTCTGAACCGTGATTGGGGTGGTTCGGGTGTCTATGCGGACGGCACGGTCCTCCGCGTGGCCGGCGTCCAGATCGTGAAGTCGAACAACCTGCCGACCACGAACATCGCAACGAGCGTCGCCGGTGAGCAGAACGATTACACCGGTGACTTCACGACCACGGCCGGCGTCGTGACTACCAAGCAGGCGGCCGGTACCGTGAAGCTGATGGACCTCGCGATGGAGATGTCCGGCAGTGACTTCCACCTCATGTACCACGGCACCCTCATGAAGGCGTCGCAGGCCATTGGTTAAATATGGCCACTTTGCTCAGCAATGAGCATCGAAAAGTCCTCTAATTCGGGGAACATCCCAAGCGGACAATCCCGAGCCAAGCCTCAGTAGAGGAAGGTGTAACGACTATCCCGAAAGGGAGTAGGCCCAAGCGGGCCGAAATGGGGACTACCCGCAGCTAAACGAATAGTGGGCGGGTAAAGAGATAGTCTGATCTTCATGGCAACATGAAGCTGCGAAAGCGGACAGAGCCTAGCGAACTCTGTTGAACATCATGCATGGCATTCTGCGACCCGAGTGCGCCGTTGAGCTGGCAACCGGCGACATCATCTAACCAACAGGGGGCAGTCCTTAGGGGCTGCCTCCTTTTTTTTTGAGTCTTTCCAATGAGCCTTCCGACCCCGACGACCGAGCTTGAGGCCGTCAACATCATGCTCTCGATTATCGGCGAGAGTCCTATCAACAGCCTGAACAACGAGCAGATCGTTGATGCGGTCCTGGCTCGAAAGATTCTGTCCGAAGTGATGCGGGAAGTTCAGTCCGAAGGCTGGCACTTCAACACGGAGATCAACTATCCGCTGGTCCCCTCTGTTGGTGGCGAGATTACCCTTCCGCAGAACTGCATCAACTTCGACCTGGACACTTGCCGCTTCCCTCGCCTTGACGTGGTTCAGCGAGGTAGCAGGCTCTATGACCGCCTCAATCACACCTATTCGTTCGACCAGACACTCTATGGTCAGATGGTGATCCTCCTGCCGTTCGATGAGATGCCCGAGGCCGCACGGCGTTACTGCCTGATCCGAGCCGGGCGCATCTTCCAGGATCGAACGGTCGGCAGCGAAGTTCTCAACGGTTTCAACCGGCTCGATGAAGCCAGGGCCAGGGCAATCCTGGTGGGCTCCGAGGCTGAGAACGACGACCTCAACATCCTCTCTGATAGCTGGAGTGTCGCCAACATCCTTTGGAGGTGACGGGTGCCGCTTATCAGCACGTCCATCCCCAACCTGATCAACGGGGTGAGCCAGCAGCCGGCAGCCATCCGCCTCTCGTCCCAGGCAGACTACCAGAAGAACGCGCTGTCTTCTGTGGTCGAAGGGCTGCGTAAGCGCCCACCCACCCAGCATGTCGCCAAGCTTTCCTCGGGTACCCTCGGTAACGCCTACATCCACCTGATCAACCGGGATATCACCGAGCGCTACATCGTGGTGGTCCTCAACGAAGGCATCCGTGTTTTCGACCTGGAGGGCAACGAGAAGACCGTGAGCTTCCCAGAGGGCACCTCATACCTAGCTGCAAGCAGCCCTCAGACGGCCTTCAGAGCCATCACGATAGCCGACTATACCTTCATCACCAACACCACCAAGACGGTCTCCATGGACGCCTCTAGCGCCCCTGAGGATCGCGGGGTGGAAGCCATCGTGTTCATCCAGCAGGTGAACTACAGCACCGACTATGCGGTGACTGTGGATGGCTACACGGCGAGTACCAGCACCGGATCGAGCGGTACCATCTCAACCTCCACCATCGCGGACTCCCTCAAGACCAGCCTGGAAGGTCTCGTGCCTGACATCGAGATCGAGCGGGAGGGTCCGGTCCTGTGGATCAGAAAGAGCGATGGGTCGGACTTTGAGATCAAGACCGAGGACAGCCGGTCGAACACCCAGATGTATCTAGCCAAGGACACGGTCCAGCGCTTCTCTGAGCTGCCGACCATTGCTCCGAGGGACTTCACGGTTGAGGTAGTGGGAGACAACACCTCCAGCTTCGACAACTATTTCGTCAAGTTCGTCCCGAACAATGACAGTGCCGACTTCGACACCGGCACCTGGAATGAGACCGTCAAGCCAGGGCTGGCCACGGAGTTTGATGCTTCAACCATGCCCCACGCCCTGATCAGGATGGCAGATGGAACCTTCGAGTTCCGTTCCCTGGATTGGGGGCCGAGGCGGGTAGGGGACGAAGACAGTGCCCCAGAGCCCACCTTCGTTGGTCGGAAGATCAGCGACATGTTCTTCTACAAGAACCGCCTGGGCTTCCTGTCTGACGAGAACGTCAGTATGTCGGCAGCCGGTGAGTTCTTCGAGTTCTTCCCCCGGACGGTCACCACGGTTGTGGATAGCGATCCGGTGGACGTAGCAGCTTCGCACGTCAAGGTGTCGATCCTGCGTCACGCGGTGCCCTTCAATGAGCGCCTGCTTCTCTTCTCGGATCAGACACAGTTTGTCCTGGAGAGCGATAGCATCCTGGCTTCGGAACCGCCGGACGTCCAGGTGCTCACCGAGTTCGAAAGCTCTCTCAGGGCTAAGCCTGTGGGTGCAGGACGTGTGGTCTTCTTTGCCACCCAGAAGGGTTCCTACGCTGGCATCCGGGAATATTACGTGATGCCTGACACGGATATCGAAGACGCTGCGGACATCACGGCCCACGTGCCTCACTACGTTCCCAGCAATATCTTCAAGCTGGCCGTGTCCTCCAACGAAGACATTCTGTTCGTCCTCTCGGAGGACCAGAGGAATCGCCTGTACGTCTACAAGTACTTCTGGTCGGGCACTGAGAAGCTTCAGTCATCGTGGTCTTTCTTTGAGCTGTCGGAGTCTGCCACCATCCTGAACGTGGACTTCATCGATACTGACGCCTATCTGGTTGTTGAGTATCCCGATGGTGTTTACCTGGAACGAATGGCTATCGAGCCGGGTAAGACGGACGAAGGGGCTGCCTTCGAATTCCTCCTGGATCGCAAGCTCGACCAGACCAAGGTGATCGGGACTACCTACAACACAACATCCAACACCACGACCTTCACGCTTCCCTACCAGATCTACGGGGAAGCACAGGTGGTGACCTCCTATGGTCAGCCGGGCAGCTATGCCCCCGGTGTAGTCCTCCAGACCGTCTCTCAGGCTGGCAACACGATCACCGTAAGAGGGGATCATAGGACCACTCCGGTCTTCATCGGGATCAAGTATGAGATGCGCTACCGCTTCTCCATGGCTGTACTAAAGGAGGAAGCCCAGGGTGGTGGACAGGCGACGATTGGCGAAGGACGCCTTCAGATCCGCTACTGGTCGGTGCTCTATGACGAGACAGGCTTCTTCACGGCTGAAGTCACGCCCCTAGCCCGCGATACGAACATCTACACGTTCACCGGCCGCATCATCGGGTCACCCAATGCATCCATCGGTGACGTCCCTCTGGAAAGTGGAACGTTCCGGTTCCCCGTCCTGTCCAGGAATGATCGGGTCTCGATCGAGCTGGCCAATGACACCTTCCTCCCCTGTCGCTTCCAGAGCGCAGAGTGGGAAGCCCTCTTCACACTAAGGAGCAGACGCCTGTGAGCTATTGGCGGGAGAGCGTCCTTGAAGACGCCTTCTCGCTGGCACCAAGGCTTCGCGAAGCTGACAAGCAGGAGATTGCCGCAGCTGTCGGCATGGACCCTCTCGGTGGTCTCCTACACTCCATGTCAATGAGCCGACCGTCACTGACGATGGTCATGGATGGTCTACCTCCCCTGGGCATGTTCGGCCTGGTTCCGGAGGGTGATGGCTTCGCCGCAGCCGTGTGGATGCTGGCATCCGAAGACATCGCAAAGAACCCAATGACCTTCCTCAGGAACGGCATCACGTGGGTCAAAGACGCCAACAGGAAACACAAGGTTCTCTACAACTACGTCGATGCTCGTAACACGCTGCATATCAAGTGGCTGCGTTGGATGGGCTTCGTGTTCATCAACAAGCATTTCATTGGGCCAGAGAACCGCCCATTTTATGAATTCGTGAGGATCGAACCATGTGCGTCCCAGCGCTAGGTGCAGCGACTATGTTTGCGACTTCGCTGGGTATCTCTGCCGCTTCGTCGCTGGCTAACTATGTGGGTCAGCGGAACGTCGCCAAGGCCCAGGCCAGCTACCAGAACCAAGTGGCAGAACAAACCGCGAAAGCAGCCAACAGTGCCTACATCGAGCAAGCGGCTGCAACCAACATTCGCACTGCCCAGCAGCAGCAGGTTGCCTCACAGGAACTTCAGGGCCTACAGCGGGATCGTCTCCAGGCACAAGGGACGGCTGTAGCCAGCTCTCAGAGCGCAGGGCTCTCATTCGAGAACCTGATGCGTGATTATTACCGGGAGGAAGCACGGCAGCGGGACATCATCCGGACCCAGCTTCAGTGGGATACGAATGAGGCCCAGCGCCAGATGCTTGGTTTCCAGGCTCAGGCACAGGACCGTGCCAATGGGGCGCAGACCTACATGGTCAACAGCCCGAGCCTGCTTGGGACCGGACTCCAGATCGCCGGCAGCGCCTTGGACGCTTACAGCCGGTATACCACCAAAGACAAAACCACGGGTAAATACGTCTTCGGATAAGGGGACATGGTAGAGCTTTTTCGACCGGGTGATCGCCGCCTGCGGGCCGTGGCGTCTCCCGTGGACACCTTTGTCCGCCCTAATGTCGGCCCGCGTCCTTCTGACACCAATGAGTTCCTAGAGCTGGCTCGTGGTCTCCGTGAGATCAGCCCGAGGCTCGACCGCTACTTCCAGGAAGAGTTGGCAAAGCAGCGGCAGGAAGCCGAGGCTGAGGGCGCCACTGCCTACCTGACCGGCGAGATCAATGGGATCGAGACCAACCGGGAGGGGTGGAAGGCCCTCATTGATCAGGAGCGGAGGAACGATCAGGCCAACGGCACCAACAATGCCGAGATGCTGGCCTCCATGAACCCGCACTTCAAGCGGGGCTATATCCGTTCCCACCTGGACAGCATGGGGATGACCCTGGAGGACCAGCTCCTTCGTGAGTGGTCCAGCAACCCGGAGATCACCAACAGCCAGGGCCAAACGGTCAACATCCAGCAGACCGATGATGTGGCTGCGGTCCAGGCGTGGGTCCAGCAGAAGACGGCTGAGTTCATCGAGACCAACGGGCTCAACCAGTATGACGAGCTTCTGTTCGCTGAAGCGTTCGTCCCGCGGGCCTTGGCTGCTTCGGATGGTATGATCAACCGCCACTCAGCTTGGCGCCTCGAAGAGCGACAGAACGAATACGGACGGGAATACTCCAACAACATCCAGATGATCGTTGGCGGAGTGCTCGCCACCGGTAACACCGGAGCCGGCCTTGCGACGCTTCAGGATCGCCTGGATCAGGCTGTCAGGGATGGACTGAATCCGCGCAAGGCCAACGAGCTTCTTGTGTCGGCCATCGTCCAGACGGCCCGTGAGAACGGTGACATGTCCATCCTGAACCTCCTGGATGGGATCGACACCGGCCATGGTCCTCTGGGCAATGTTGGCTGGGTCCGGGAGATGAAGACCAACGCCCGGCAGGCCATCCAGCAGTGGCAGCAGTCTCAGTACCGCTTCGCTGTCTGGCAGGAGGAAGAGGCTCGTGCCAAGGCTTTGAGGGCCACCATGGGGCAGGGCGTTCGAACCCTCCTGGCTGACCCATCCGCTGACATCACGTCCTTCCAGCAGGCTCTCATTGACCAGGGCAACTGGAACTATGCGCTATCTCTGGGTGCCACTCAGGAACAGCTCCTGGATCGCAGCAATCAAATCCAGCCGAACCACCAAGCCATCGTCAACATTCGCGCAGCGATCAGCTCTGCGAGGACCGAGGCTGACCGGGCGAGGATCGAAGAGCAGATAATTACCGGCGTGACGAGTGGCCAGTTCGACAGCCAGTGGGCAACCCGGCTGTATGACGATCTGGACCAAGCCGAACGCTACAACGATGCGCTGTCCGATCCCTACATCAACGGTCTTCAGAACGACCTTGAGCGGACCATCAACACGCTCTTCGCCAACAGCGATTTCCCTGAGGACATCACCAGGGGGTCCGAAGCTGTCTCTGTGTTCCGCCAGCGGCTGACTGGATGGATCGAGGAAGAGACCAATACCAATGGGTCTGCCCCGTCTACCACGGCCATTCAGCGACAGGCCGAAGAGATTGCCTCTGCGATCTACAACAGCCCGCGCTATGCCCCGCGTGATGACATGCTGGGTGAGGGCAGGGGTCAGATGCGGACGGCCCAGCAGCTAGAGGCTACGGACCAGCTTCCCGATACCGTGACGCTGCCCATGCTGATGGGCCTGCCGCCTGAGCGGGTCAACATCTCGCCAACCACGCTTCCGCCTCAGGACGTCCAGCAGCTCTATGCGGACCACCTGAAGTACGGCGATCGGTCCCTCCTGACCGAACTTGGTGAGAAGTGGGGGATGCCCCCGGCTGACCTGATGATGCAGCTTATGGGCGTGAATGAAGACCCGTTCGCAGTTCCGGAAGAGCCAGTTGAGCCTACTGGCGAAGTGACTCCGGAACAGCAGGCAGAGGCAGAACAGCCGGTGGTGATCCAGGCTGAGATGACCCCGGAGAACCTGGCTGTAGTCAGTCAGATCGTCGGGGCTGATTGGTGGGATAGGAACCTGGATCAGGTGGCACTGGGTGAGCAGGCTGGTGGACTGGTGGATGCACTCCAGGCTGCCAACATCGCCTACGAGCGGCGCAACGGTGGAGGCTTCTACGTCAGCGACTACACCGGGGCGTTGGAGGCTGTCTCTCCGATGGTACAGTCCTGGGCTGAACAGGCAGGCGTTGATCCTCGCCTGATCGCTCCAGGCCCCATCGAGATCACGGACTCCGATCCGCTCTATGCGGCGCTTGCCAACACGGATCTTCTGTCCAGCCGGCGGATCAGTGCGACAGCTGATGGTGTCCAGAGGGTCTTCTCGCTTAGCGAGGACAACAAGACAGCCGCAATCCTCTACCTCCTTAGCAATCAGGGAGACAACACAGAGTAATGGCCTGGACACGCACTTTCGATGCGAACGGGCAGCCCACCGGTATCGAGTGGGTGGATGAGAACATGGGGGAGGCTTCGGCCTCTCCCTCTCGACCCCAAGCACAGCCTCAGGATCAGCCTGAGGAAAGCCCGAGCGTCCTCACGGAAGCCTATCGTGCAACGGTTGGTGCCGCCCGTGATGCAGCTCAGGAAACCATGGAGACCATCGACTATCTCGGTGACTCCATTACCGAATCGGTGGGTGCGCCCGTTGTTTCCGATCGCGGTCTGGAGTGGCTGTCTGCGGACGAAATCCGAGCCCGTGGTCTCGTTGATCCCTTCTGGGGTGACCTGGATGGGATGGGCTATAACCTACCAGAAGTTGCCCCGAACCAGACAGGGATCGGTAGTGCCGTCCGTGGTATCAATCAGTTCCTGGTCGGCATGGTCGGAGGTGGGCGCCTTCTCAAGGGCGTTGGTATGGGTACTCAGTTCCTCCGTGGGACTGGTGCAGCAGCCGTAGCCGCCCGAGGTGCAGCTTCTGGTGCAGTTGCCGACTTCACCGTATTCGATGCCTATGAGGACCGCTTCTCCGACTTCCTGCGGGACAATGTCGGACTGGAAGACCCCATCACGGACTACCTCGCTGCGGACGAGGATGACACCGTGGCGGAAGGCAAGCTTAAGAACGTCCTCGAAGGTTTTGGTCTCGGTATCGCTGGTGAGGCGCTGTTTGGCTTCACCCGGCTGTTCCGGAGTGCCAAGCGAGTTGCGGAGGAAGAGGGACCAGAGGCTGGCGCCCAGGCGATGGCAGATGGGCTGACCAAGCTCTCTGACGAAGTCTCTGAGCCGACCGGTCAGCTGAACCTGTTCGATGAGGTGACGGACCCCAACCTCGCTCGCCCCAGCGCCCCAGGTGCACAGCCAGACGCCTTCAAGCGGGCTGAAGATGCACCACCGGTTGTCGAAGGTGCAGCTGATGTCCGCCTTTGGAATGCAGCAGGGATAACCCCACCTACCGCACGTCCCCCGTCGCCAATCAACGTAGATGGCTTCCGGCAGCTGTGGGGGAACAGCCAGTTCCTCAAGGCTGCCAATGGTCTTCCCACGGAGGTGGACTTCACTAGCTACACCGAGGGGAGGCTGTTCAACCACGACTACATGGATGGGGCTCCTGCGATCAAGGAGGTACTGAACCTCGCTGCGGATGCGATCGATCCCCGTGCCCTTCCCGATAGTACCACCTTCGACAAAATCTATAACGGTGCCCGGCGTGAGCTAGCAGACGCTACCCGTACCGCCCCAGAAGCCCTGGACGCCGCCATCCGTCAGATGGCTGAGCAGGCTGATAGGCAGAAGCGGGTGGTCGTGGCAGGCAAGATGCTGATCCAGGATCTGGCTCGGGAGATCAACGCCCTGGCATGGAAGGTGGATGAAGCTGGTCGGGCAGGGCGTTCCTCAACTGCCGATGAAGCCAAGCTGATCCGCTATATCGAGCGCCTGGGCGAGCTTGAAGCCAACCTGAAGAACATCATCACAGGTGCCGCTCAGACCACGGCAGCTGGTCGCATCCGGACGCGGGATGTCCTAACCGGGGAACAGCTCAACGTCCAGGATGTGGTTGGACAGATCAAGACCGCAGTCGATGCGGTTGGTGGATCGAAGAGGGTCCGGAAGTTCGCTCGCCAGATCATCGAAGCGGGTGATAACGGGCGGAACATCACTGCCCTTATGAGCGTGGCGCGGAGGTCTCGATGGGGTCGCATCCTCGACATCCACAACGAGTACTGGATCAATGCGATCCTGTCCGGTCCTAAGACCCACATCCTAAACATCATGTCGAACGCGATGCACACGGCCATTCTCCCGGCGGAGAAGATGATTGGTGGTGTGCTTACCGGTAACTATCAGGCTGTCCGTGAGGGTGCTCGCATCTACATGGGCCTTCGGTCTGGTATCCTCGACAGCATCAAGATGGCTGGTCGTGCCTTCACCAAGGGAGAGAACATCCTCGATCCTCAGGGACAGGTGTTCGAAGGCTCCATGCGGCAGTACCACGCCATCTCAAGTCAGGCCATGGGTCTGCGTAAGGGCCTCCTTGCGAACACCGTAGACCTTCTCGGGACGGCTGCACGTCTTCCTTCTCGCTTCCTTCTGGCTGGCGATGAGTTCTTCAAGCAGCTCAACTACCGGGCCATGAGTCAATCGAGGCTGATGGACAAGGCTGCCGAGCTGGTCCAGGCAGGTCACCTTGAGCAGAAGGATGTGGCTCGCTGGGTGACCGACCGGATGGACCAGATGTTCGACGCCCAGACGGGACAAGGGCTGGCTCAAGACCCGCTGGCCTATGCCCGCGAGGTCACCTTCACTCGGGAGCTGGAGCAGGGGACGATCGGTAAGAGCGTTCAGCAGTTCGTCAACCGGCACCCCTCAATGAAGATCATCCTGCCCTTCGTTCGTACCCCTACCAACATCATCCGTGGCTTCATGCAGCGGACTCCGATCATCGGTAGGCTGGAGCGTCAGATGAGGGCAGACCTTGCTTCCGGAGATCCGATCCGGGTTGCGGCTGCCAAGGGTAAGCAGGCAACCGGCATGGCTCTCTGGGCTGGTGCCACTGTGCTCGCAATGGACGGGAGGATCACCGGAGGTGGCCCCCGTGACCCAGAGCTTCGCCAGCGCCTCCTGGAGACCGGCTGGCAGCCCTACAGCTTCGTCCTTGGTAACGAGGAAGACGGCTTCAAGTACGTCTCTTTCCAGCGTCTGGACCCCTTCGGGATGTTCTTCGGTATCGCTGCGGACATCGCGGAGATTGGTGGGCACATGGGGGATACGGACCTGGAAGACCTTGCTGTTATGGCTACCACGGCCCTGGCTCGGAATCTGACGTCGAAGACCTACCTGACTGGGTTGATTGATGCCATCAACGTGCTCCAGAGTCCCGACCGGTATGCGGAGCGTTGGCTCCAGAGCCGCACGGCCAGTTACGTTCCGTACTCCAGTGCGATGCGCCAGATAAGGCAGCAGGAAGACCCTGCGATGCGTGAGGTCTGGTCGATCATTGATGCGATCAAGAACACCATCCCCGGCTACTCGGAGACGCTTCCGGCCCGCCGGTCGTGGATCACGGGTGAGCCGATCAGCTATCCGAAGGGGTGGGGTGCAGACATGATGTCGCCTGTGGGTGAGGCAGTGTCCTCGATCAACCCGATCACTCAAGGTGAGCCCAAAGGCAACCCGGTGCTGGATGAGTTGGCCAGACTTCAGCACGGCTTCTCACCGCCGCTGAAGACGATCATGAACCGGCAGGTGGAGCTTACCTCCCAGCAGTACTCCCGCCTCCTGGAGCTGCACGGAACGATCCGCCTGGGTCGTTATACCATGCAGGAACGCCTGGATCGCCTAATGAAGTCAACCAGATATACCGAGGGGGCCGGCCGGTTCATCGATCCGGACACGAAGCGTATCGAGATGGTCCGGGAAGTGATCGCAGACTATCGCGAGGCAGCCACCAACCAGCTCATTCGGGAAGACCCGGCACTTCAGCAGGCAGTCCAGCAGGCTCGCCTCCAGGCGGGTCTCAGGGCGCGTGAGAATGTGAGCCCGGCAGCCACCATCTTCAATCAGCAGCAGTAAGTCACTCGAAGCCCTCCTGTGGAGCACCATGGGTGGGCTTCTCCATCTCTGGAGAGGGAAGTGTCCTCCAACTACTCCTTCGTGCAGTACACGGGGGATGGTACCAACGACCTGTTCTCGGTGCCGTTCTCCTACCTTCTCAAGGAACACATCGTTGTTCGGGTAGACGGGGAGGAAGTGTCCTTCACGTGGCTGAACGACGCGGTCATCAAGACCAGCTCCAAGCCTGCAAGCGGTTCTCTTGTCGAAGTCCGTCGCATCACCCCGATCGATGAACGGGTTGTGGACTTCCAGGATGGCTCCACGCTTGAAGAGCGCGACCTGGACAACATGGTCGATCAGCTTCTCTTCGTGGTCCAGGAGGCCAACGATGCGGTCTCCAATACGATCAGCAAGACCGAAGAGAACACCTTCGATGCCCAAGGCCTGCGCATTGTCAACGTGGCTGATCCGGTCGATGACCAGGATGCCGTGACCAAGGCGTGGGTTGAGCAAGATCTTTCAACCAGTGTTGCCCAGGCACGAGATGCCCGAGACGCCTCCAAGGGCTACCGGGACGAGGCTGAAGCCATCGTGGGAGAGCTGGTACGCTACAAGGTCAAGGCGGTCACCAGCGATTACACGGTCGTTGAGGCAGATGACGAAACCATCTTCGTGGCGGATGCCACCTCAGGCCCCGTCACGATCACCCTTCCGCTGACTTCAGTTGTCGGGGAGTTCACCTGCCGCGTCCAGAAGACGGACGCAAGCTCCAACCCGGTAAACGTTGATACGCAGGGTGCGGACCTAATCAATGGTCTGTTCGCCTCTGAGGTTCTGACGAACCAGGGTGAAGGGCGGGTCTATTCTGCAAACCATGCCGCCTCTCCCAACATCTGGACATCGGATGAATATGGCACCCCGGTGAAGGTCTCCCGGCGAGACTATCGGTTCACCCTGACATCAGGCCAGACCGTGATCAGTGGTATGGATGATGCTGGAGCCTCCTTTGGCTATACCATCGGAAACCTGGACGTGGCCCTCAATGGCGCCCTTCTGACTCCTGAGGTTGACTATGTGGCCAACGATGGGATGGGCCTGGTTCTCCTTGAGCCGGCCAATGAGGGCGATGAGCTGACCATCCGTGCCTGGAACTCCTTCGAAGCGATACCCGCCCAGGTGACGCGCTTCGATTACCGGTTCACGCTGGTCTCTGGTCAGGCTGTGGTGACCGGTAAGGACGATTATGGGCACACCCTAGACTATGTGCAGGACCACGTCGATGTGTCCCTCAATGGTGCTGGGCTGGTCCCTGGGGTGGACTTCCTGGCGGTCGATGGGGAAAGTCTGACGCTGACCGAAGCTGCCTCTGAGGGGGATGAGCTTCTGATCCGGGTATGGTCCACCTTCGAGGTGGCGAACACCTACACGCAGACCGAGATCGACACCAAGGTGGATGATGCTGTGACCACGGCAGTCAGCACCGCGCTATCCACTATAGATCTGTCGGTCCTCTATCCGGTTGGCTCGCTGTACTTCAACGCCTCGGATGGGACCAACCCCGCGACCCTCCTTGGGTTCGGCACGTGGGTGTCCTTCGGTGCCGGTAGGGTACCGATCGGTGTTGGTACCTTCCAGGATAGTCGTGGCGAGGTACGGACCTTCGCTGCTGGGGATGAAGGCGGTGCCTACCAGCATCTCCTGGTGGAATCCGAGATGCCGGACCACACGCACACCGGATCTACGGATACGGCTGGTAGTCATACTCACAGTGTCGGTGTCTTCACCGGTGAGGCAACAGGTGGTGACGTCCCGTGGGTGAATCACAACACTGCGAACAGCTCAGTCACTACCAGCGGGGCTGGGGATCACGCTCATAGCCTCACAATTGATTCCACCGGTGGCGACACCGCACACAACAACATGCAGCCTTACATCGCGGTCTACATCTGGCTGCGCACTGCGTGATAATTGAGACAGAGTTTATGAGCAACGCACGAGAGCTTTCTAAGTACGTCCACGAAGGCATCAAAACTATCAACACCATCACGGAGCTTCGGCAGAGGCCCCCGCAGCACGACGCTGAGGTGGTCTGTGTCCTGGGCTACTACGAGGTCAAAGACGGTGCAGGAGGGCTGTTCCGGTGGGACCCGGATGAATGGAAAAGCGGCGAAGTAATCCCCGGCCGAAGCACTCCCGACGATGGAGGTACCCGCATCGTTCTTGAAGGGCAGGAAGAAGGTCCAGGTCTTTGGCGACGAGTGACAGCGGGTAGAGACCGCCTGTCTCTCCGCAGCTGGGGGGCGAAGGGAGACGGCACCACCGACGACAGTGATGCTCTCGAAGCAGCCGTTCGATGGGGTCCGGTGTTTGTCCCTCAGGGGGAATTTAAAATCACTCGGCGGATTTTTGTAAATGGAAACACATCAATCGTCGGGTCTCATCGTTCTGTAAGCTGGTTCCTGTTCTCTGATCCAGAGGCGCCCCTGTTCTACGGCGACTCGCAAAACAATGTGATCATCAGCCATGTAGGTTTTAAGAACTGTGAGTCCGCTGGTCTAATTGTTATGGACATTGCGGACGGTGCCCCTCCGGAATCAGGAGCAAATGGCTGGAGACTGAGTAATCTGTGGTTCACTTCTTGTAAAGGGCCTCACATTGTAGTGGATGGTCCTTATGATATGGGGTGGGAAGATATTGATATATTCCAGCCTAACGCAAGGACCACGGGTGTCCCTTCGCCCTCAACCGACTCGACCCTGATTTTTAACCGCGGCGTAAACAACATCTCCATTGATGGCCTTCGTATCGAGCAGCCCCGATACTGCGGGATGTACGTAGCCTCGAACGCTGAGATCCTGATTCAAGAAGGGAAAATTGACTGCGGTTTTGTCTCCGGCGGCTCTCCGATGATTGCTGGAGCATACATTGAAGGTTCCGTTCGGTTTTCCTCATTCCTCTTTGCTGGGTTCCTCTCTTCACCGAAAATCCTTCTTAAGGGACAGGGGAAAGCATATGGAGATGCTTACTCTACTCTTGGAGGCGGCGGCGGAGGTGTACATGTGGTGATTGACGGATCTTATTCGACCGCAGGTCAAACGCCAGAAGGCATTCGGCCGACGTGGCCCACGTTCTCGTGGCGGGGAAACGTTGGTAGAACTCATTCCGATGTCTCGTCCACTACTCCTGCCATTGTAGATGCCAAGCTCACCTCCCCGATCAAGGGGAAGGCTCAAGTACAGGGAATGAGCAGAAACACAGTAAACTTCGGAAGTACGCTAACCACGGGCCAGCCGTGGAATAATCACCATCTGGCAAGAATAGGTGACGGTCTTACTCGTCGTGGTAAGATTAGGACTTATTATAACTACGGAGTGAACCTGTACTCATCGCTAGATGCCAGTAAATACTCTATGTATGATTGGGTTTACATTGAGTACGCGCCTCATCACGGAGTAGACATTGAGCTTTCTTCCAATATCGAGGGGTTTCTCAAAACGTTCCGTGAACTAGCGACTGCCAACATCCTGTCGGCCAGTTATTCCGAGGGTATCACGACTATTGTTCTTGACATTTCGTTCGCGGAAGGCCTATACACAGGTCGCTGGGTGTATACCGCGGCAGGTAAGTGGCACAAAATCGTTGGGTCTGGCGGGTCGGCGCTTCAGGTTCCGTATAATGTCACGAGCGAGTTTATCGTCGGACAGGCGGTAAATATCCGGAGTGGTGCGAGAGTACAGCCGACAACCGTTGGTTCCACTGTGATGTGGAACGATGGGACGTCACTCAAAATCGCGAATATGGAAACCCTGGTTAGCCGAGGGCGTGGACCTAAAGACATCTATCCGTTCTCTGATGGGCAATAACTAAGCCGCCTAAAACAGGGCTCCTTTGTTTAAGTTGGAGCCCCCACTTTTTTGAGAAGGCTTTCCATGAGTCTGACAAGAGGATTGACCATGGGATCTTCCAGTGGCTGGCTCGCGTTCGATCGATACATCGAAGGTGACGAGCTGAGTACCGTTCTTTCCACCCTTTCTGCGCATTACGGAGTGACATGACCACGCTCATGACCGGCGTCACTGTTGACGCAGACGGCGAGACCTTCGCCATTCAGGGGGCCGAACGAGGCAACCGCACGGCTCTCGTCCAGGCTTCCTTCAATGGCGGAACGGGCAACGTGAATATCCAGGGTCGCATGACCCCGGCCCACTCCTGGGTCACGATCACCACCTTCACCGAAGACGGGGCCGAAGAGGTCTCTGTGTTCCCCTACATGCGGGCAACCGCTAACACTCTGGCCGGCGCCACGATCGAGGTGGACACCACGGCCTCTGGATCGGTGGTCGCGTGATGCACGAACAGATCAGCCATCACGACCTGTACCGCATCCTCGGTAACGTGGAGGGCAAGGTGGACGCCATCCTCAACAAACTCTCTGAGCAGCACCAGAAGATCGGCGAGATGGAAGGCCGGATCAACCAGCTGGAGCGCTCGAAGCATTGGCTCATGGGCCTCGCTGCCGGCCTTGGGGCAACCGCCGGGTCGGTCGCGTCTCTCTTCGGAGGCTAACCATGGCAAACATTGATGACCTGCTCCAGGAGCTACACGGCGCCCTGGTTCAGGAACTTCTGACCAAGGTGAGGTCCGGAGATGCAACCGCAGCCGACCTTAGCGTCGCCCGGCAGCTTCTGAAGGACCACGGGGTCAACGCAGATCCCAACAAGAACAAGCCCATGCGGGAGCTGGTGGACAGCCTTCCAGATCTGCCTACCAACATCCCCTTTCAGTGAGTACCGCCATAAGAGGGCCTAGGAGCCCCTTAGAGAGTCATCTGGCTCTCTGCGCTAGGGCTACACCCAAAGCCACCTAGATTCGTCTCCTAGGCCCTCTGAGGCCCGTCACGAGGTATTCTATGTCCATAGATACCGATAAGGCGTGGTGGAGGAACGACTACCCAGAGGACATGTGGAAGGTCTTCGAGAGCTTCCCTGTGTTTCTCTATCTGGTCTGGAAGCATCTGCTTCTCCCTGACCCGACCCCGGTCCAGTATGACATTGCCCTATACCTGCAACACGGCCCCCGACGCTCTATCATCGAGGCGTTCCGTGGTGTAGGTAAGTCGTGGATCACCAGCGCCTATGTGTGCTGGCTCCTACTGCGTGATCCACAGACAAAGGTCATGGTCGTGTCTGCGTCGAAGGAGCGAGCAGACCAGTTCTCCACCTTCACCCTGCGCCTGATCGCAGAGATGCCTTTGCTCCACCACCTGAAACCCAGGTCGGACCAGAGGCAATCCAAGATTGCATTCGATGTTGGTCCTGCGCGGGCCGACCATTCACCCAGCGTCAAGTCCGTTGGCATCTTTGGGCAGCTCACGGGCAGCCGTGCCAATTACATCATCGGCGACGACATTGAGGTTCCTAACAACTCCGAGACCCAGGGGATGCGCGATAAGCTCTCCGAGCGTGTCAAGGAGTTCGACGCTGTTCTGAAGCCGGGTGGCCGGATCATTTATCTGGGTACCCCCCAGTGTGAGGACAGCCTCTACAATCAGCTTCCAGAGCGTGGCTATGAGATGCGCATCTGGCCGGCCCGCTATCCAGCCCTGAGCACCTGGAAGACGGTATACGGGGATCGTCTGGCGCCCAAGCTGGCTGAGGTGCTGGATGGTAGCCCTGACAAGGAACTCCAGCCTACAGACCCCAAGAGGTTCGACCACTTCGACCTCATGGAGCGTGAAGCCTCCTACGGCCGCTCAGGGTTCGCTCTTCAGTTCATGCTGGATACCCGGCTGTCCGACCAGGATCGCTATCCGCTCAAGCTGTCCGACCTTGTGGTCATGAGGTGTAATCCTGAGGTCGCCCCTGAGAAGATCATCTGGGCATCGACCCCAGACACCGTGATCCAGAACCTGGACTGTGTTGGTCTCAACGGGGACCGCTACCATCACCCTGCGACCACCATGGGTGACTGGATCGAATATACCGGTGCGGTCATGTTCATCGACCCTTCTGGCCGCGGTAAAGACGAAACAGGCTATGCCGTGGTCAAGATGATGAACGGCTACCTGTACGTGACCAGGGCAGGAGGTCTCCGGGGTGGCTATGCTGACGAAGTGCTGATCGCCCTGACTAACATCGCCAAGCAGGAGAAGGTCAACCTGATCCAGGTGGAAAGCAACTTCGGAGACGGGATGTTCACCCAGCTCCTGAAGCCTCACCTTGGACGTATCTATCCCTGCGCTACGGAAGAGGTTCGACACAGCAAGCAGAAGGAACTGCGGATCATCGACACCCTGGAGCCGGTTATGAACCAGCATCGGCTCGTGGTGGATGTGAAGGTGATCGAGCAGGACATGGCCTCCACGAAGGACTACCCGCCCGAGAAAGCGGTGAAGATGCAGCTCTTCTACCAGATGAGCCGTATCACCAAGGATCGGGGAGCCCTGGCCCATGATGACCGCCTGGATGCTCTGGCAGGTGCGGTCAACTATTGGGTCGAGCAGATGGGCCATGATGAAGACCGACACATAGCTGACCGGAGGCAGGAGCTGCTTATGGCTGAGCTTGCTGCGTTCGGAGACCAGCCTCTCCTGACTATCGATCGGCTGGCCATGGGCATGAGCCTTGAGCAGGCCAGACGTGCATCTGGGGGTGGCTCCTGGTTCACCCTCCCGTAACTGAAGACCCTCTCACTCAGGAACAGCAATGACTGCTTTCACCTTTCCCAATACCGTTACCCTGACTATCTCTGTCACTGGTAAGACCGGTACTGTTGCTATCACTCGTGATGGTAATGGTCGCATTCGCTTCAGCGATGGCATCAAGACCATGGACTTCCATTCTGGAGACCTCGGTCTGAAGACCCTCTTCGAAGTGATGAATGCTCTCCCTGACGCATAGTAAATAAAAGACACCAATAATGGAGGGGATTACTTAGTCCCCTCCTAACCCCTTGATATAAGACCCTTTTCAATTAGGTACCACTCTAGGACGCTTAGGGGGACTATAGGGGGGCTATAAGAAGACTATAGGATAATCTATAGATACACTTTAAGCTAACACAGAGTGTATCTATAGATTATTTTATAATGGTAACACCATATAGGATCATTAATAAAGACACACTAGAGGATATCTCCTGGTGCACTCCTGGTGCACTTCTAGTGAGTCACCATCCTTCGACCATCCAGGACCACCCTTCCCAGCCAATCCTCCTAGGTGGAGGGTCTTCCAGGCTTATAGCCCCTCAGATGGGCCTTTTAGAGGCATGAGGCCAGACAGGCAGTGTCACTAGGGGAAGGCCCTAGATAGCTCTGTAAGGGACCTCAGAGGGGCTTGTAGGGCCTTGGAGTGGATTGAGGTGGGCTTGGGGTGGGACTCCGGGCTACTTTGGGTCAAAAATCTGAGTGGGTTACCGCTATGCGGCGGAGCGTTGCTTCCCCCCTCCGGGGCACCCTGCCGGCCTCCCGCCCTGGTCGCATCCTGCCGTCCCGCCGCAAGCCGAATGTGGTGCACTACGCGCGAGCTATCATGCGCACGATGGGGCCTCGCTGCACCGCATTTGCACCACGACACGACGCAACCCGCGGAAAGCCTGGGATCGCAGTAGATTGCAAATCCCATGGTGCATCTACGGGACGGTTTGAGTGCACCGATGGTGTGCTTGTGGTGGCTAGGGTTGGCAGTGGCTGGCCCTAGGTCTTTTTGGTTTACTTGAATTTTCAACCTTTCTAGCCGTCTGAGATTGATCATAGGTTTTTTTGCCCCCAAAGACACATCACAAGCCAGCCACTCGCTAGCCCCACGCCGCCCCTAAGATGGCCCGTAGAGCCTCAAGACACACCAGCCGGCTACTACCCTAGCTGGACACACCGATAGCGCTGTAAGACCCGCCAAAAGGCTCCACCTATACAGTAGCTATAGACCACCACAAGCCAACCCCCTCGCCAACCGCAGCCCCTCAAAAAAAATGCATCCTGGCTCAAAAAATCTGTTGACCGGATCCATCGGTGGAGCTAGAAATGGGCCATCGGCAGCGAGGAACACAAACCACCCTCGAAACCGATACGGCAGGGAAGCGCCAAGCATAAGCTTTCACCCGACTGGTAGTCATTCCGGCTAAGACCCGGATGCGATCCTAGGTAGTCCTAGGGACTGGTCTCCAGCGGGTCGCGGTCGTCCTGAGGTGGTTCTCAGGGCCTGATGATGCCAGCCAACCAGGAAAGGCGAAACCGCGATGGATATCATGCGCACCACGAAAGAGTTAGGCGATCTGATCCCAATCATCGAGGGGCTGAAAGCGCTTGGCTGGGGGCGGCAGGATGATTTCTTGTGGGCAGGCCAGGGATTTATGATCGGTTATGAGGAATGGACCCGAAACGATTCCGATGATGGTCTGGTGATCATGAAGCGAGTGAGCATCAACCCCGACGGAGAGGCAGAAGAGCCTTCCACACTTGAGGTACTTCACGTGGGTCTTTCGGAATTGGAAGTGGAACGCCTAGGACTGTGACCCTATCAGAGGACATTCTGTGTTGAGTGTCCTCGAATAGGATCACACTGAAACAGGATGAATCACCATGGCATATTTCACGATCTCCCACGAACTTCGCGGATGCTTCATGTCTGATTTCTCGTATGTGGTGCGGGCGTCAACCCGCCGAGAACTGAAAGCGGCGATCGCCGCTGAAGCGTCGGACCTTCGCGATGCGGGATTCATCGGACTGAATTCTCGGGCCGTCGCGTCACTTGCCGCAGCGGCTTGGCGGGCGCGGAAGCGCAACGCGGAGATTGGGATCCCGTACCGGTTGGGGGGACAGAATGGATGGCCCTACACCCTGGGCGTCACCACCGGCACCACCCGCGAAGAGTGGATGCAGCAAAACGCTTATGATCTGTGACCCTATCAGAAGGCATCTGCGGGTGCCTTCGAATAGGATCATAGCCAACCAAGAGGAAAGCACATGGACCGCTATCCTTACCCTGAGGACGATATCGTCATCATCAATGGTCGCACCCACACGATGGAAAGTGTGTCCTGGTACATGGACGACATGCTCCGCGAGAAGCTGCACTACACGATGGCTCCTTGTTCCGGACAGGAATTCATCAACGAGTACATCCGTGAACATCGGGAGAAGTACAACGAACAGTGGGACGTGGTGTGATGTTTTACGTCTGGCACTCAGCGCATCCCACGAGAGCCGGGATGCTCGACGAACTGGCTGTGTGGTGGATCACCGGTGATGGACAGAACGACCATGAGGAAGTCATTCAGCACCTTCGCAGCACAACGCCGGACGATCTGGCAGACGCCTTTGATCGTCTCAAGCGCTCTTGGTTCACTGAGTACAGGTATGCGCCCCGGTAAACTCACCACGCAAGCTGAAGGGGTCCGCGAGTTAATCATGTCTCAAATCCCCTGTGAAATCGTCTCTGGCGATATGATGACCATCGGAACTGCTGGTCGCCTTATGAAATCCTATGGCTTCGCCGTTTATGAGCATGACGGCTACCTGTGGGGCAGGGTGGTTCCTGAGGACTGCACCAACCTGCCCTTCGACCCTGTGGACCCTGAGTGGTCCAGGGTGGCCAAGGTGGTCCCTCGGGACAGCCTGTATCCGGCGTGGCTGGTGTCTGTCGAAGCTGTCGATCGCTGGTTGGGCTTTTAGTGTGTACTGAGTACTCCAAGGGTGGATAACGAATATCGGGAGATACAAGCCATGAAGGCCAATGGAATTGTGCTCTATGAGGGTCCGTCCATGCTCGACGGTGCACCCATCGTCGTAATTGCGACCAACATTGAGAAGGCCAGCCGGAACGAGAAGACCGGTAACATGGTCCAGACATGGATTTTGCGGTCGGATCTGTCACCCGTAGAAGCCGTCAAGAGCGGACAGGACGCCAGCATTTGCGGGGCTTGCCAGCATCGGGGCGAGGGGAACGGCAAGGGCCGGTCCTGCTATGTGAATGTCTTCCAAGCGCCATTGAACATCTGGAAAACCTGGGATCGGGACAGTTACCCGAAGGCCCTGTCCCTGGACGATGCCCGGAAGGCAGGGAAGGGGCGCATGGTCCGCCTTGGGGCCTATGGCGACCCTGCGGCTGTCCCTAGCGAGATTTGGGAAGCACTGACGGCGGAAGCCAAGGGCTGGACTGGTTACACCCATCAATGGCGCGATCCGGTCGCGTCCGACCTTCGCCGCTTCTGCATGGCGTCTGCCGATAGCGCGGAAGAACGCCAGGAAGCCAAGGATGCAGGGTGGCGGACCTTCCGGGTTCGCTCGGACGTGGAAGCCCTAGGCAAGCGCGAGATTGCCTGCCCTGCGTCGGATGAAGGCGGTAACCGGACTGCCTGCGAGAAGTGCGGGCTTTGCGCTGGACTGACTCGCTGGGCTGCCAAGGATATCGCGATCATCGTTCACGGGAGCAAGGCGAAAGTCAACGCATATACCAAACGTGTGTCCTAATTACTCCAGGGTGGAGGACGTCATGAAGCTGGTTTATCGCCTGGAACATCGCCGCTCAGGCCGGGGCGTGTATAACACCGGTGTCGCTGG